TGCGATGCTTGCGGAAGCAACCTTGCTGGACAGCGATTCCCTGCTATGCCCTTTGCAGAATGGAAGGTGCAAAATGCCCCGACCAACTGAAAAGGATATTTACCTGACCCGGGATGGCTACTATTACCTCGAATGCGATGGTCGCCATAACCCGGACTGGCACAAATACCTCTACTACACCAAGAGAGAGGTAATTACCCTTTGGCGTCAAGCCCACCCGATTGGAGGTGAGAACGATGATGACTCGTAAAGATTACAACGCTTTCGCTGAAGCAATCGACACTATGAGAGGTGAGATTGGTTCCAGCGAATACGAGTTGCTGGTGTCGCGGATAGCCGGAGTGCTAGCTGACGACAACCCCAATTTTGACCTCGCACGATTTGAGCGAGCCTGCGGATTACACTACATCCGCTGAAACAAGAATACCCCTGGAGCTTATTGGCTCTGGGGGTATTTTTGTATCTACCTTACCTCGGTAGGTTCAGTCACTCGGACTTCACGCTTAGGCTTCTCTGCCCTCGGTGACTTTAGTTCATCGAGAGCCATGATTGCCTTAGCCATCTCAGGTGCCAAAGAATGGATGGCTCCACTCTCGGGATTCCCCGCCACCTTGAGGATGGCTTCTTTGATGTCTTTTTCGTTAGCCATTGATTAGCTCCAATAGGTTCAGTTTGTACTTCTTGAGTTCCAGCATAGCCTTGCTCTTGTCATCTGCCTCGTTTGGCTCGGCTGGCTTCTCTGGGGCGATGGAGTCTAATACCTCATTCAGCAGTCGGGTATCTTCTTCAGTCATGTCCTCACCCATCTCCAGTTTGACTAGCGCATCGGATAGGGCATCCAAGTCCACGTTTGCTCGCTGAGCGACTCTCTCAAGACCACGGACCGTAGTCTTGCCCGATGTCCCCTCGTAGGCTGGAAAGGCAACGATGCTTACCTCGTGAAGCATAACCTCACGCAGGGTGCGCTCCTTGCCATCCTCGGACCAGTCATCCCCGCCACGCGGGACCGTGAAGCCAAAGCTCATAGCATCCACGTCTCCACGTTTCAGCAGTTCGGCGGCGTCACGACCAGTCGTAGTGTTAGGCAGTTGAGCTGTAACCTTGAGCCCGCGCTCATCCTCAACCAGTTTCAGAGTGCCGGACCGGGTAGAGCCAAGCACCTCACTCGTGTCGTGATTCCACAGCAGTTTGATGTCGTTACGAGACTTCAATGACCGGATGAAAGCTCCAGGCGCAATACGCTCCGTAAACGGTAGTGGCTTGCTAGGCGAATCGAACAATGCGGCATATCCCTCAAAGAACATACCATCCTTGTTCTCGCGCACCTCCATCTCATCGAGTGGTGTCTCGCGGGTCTCAATAGCAGGCAAAGTGTCTCCCCTGTCTTTCTGCTCGGCTTCCAGTCTACCAACCACTCGGTCAGCATACTTCATTGCTCGTTCTGCGCCACGTTTCGTTGGTCCACTTCCCCATAATAGGTGAGCAACTACTCCAGGGCTGGGATATTTGTCATTGTCCGGGTCTGCGGCAGGAGCATCCAGGTCTGGCATGTGGCGAGCTATCCAAGCTCGTAGCCTGACCCACTTCTCAGGGGTCACGTTACCCTGAGCCATCGCACGGGCTTCACGAATGGTCTTGGGCGTCAGTCCTCCACCGCCTTTGCCTTCCTCCACATACTTGAGACCCTGCCGAGCTGACGCACGCATGAAAGCTGGGGCGTCAAGATTGACTGCCCGCATCTGCTTACCCTTTTTCTTGTCTTTATCCTCATACGAGCGCAGGTCTGCGATTTTCGTCAGCGTGGAGAATCGGTGCCCGACCAGCGTGTCGGTTGGCTCCCAACCATCTGCTCCTTCACGGAAGATACGGATGAGTGCCGCAGGGTCATCCTCACTTGCGTCAATCGTAAAGTCAGAATCAGGCACGTCTATCGGTTCGGACCGGGAGATACGGACTATTTGACCCTGAGCAACGCCTCCAGACGCCCTCCAGCGGACAAAATCACCCCGGTCTAGGGAATCCGCCGATGCGCGGGCTGAACTCCCCTCGTAGGGTTCTGGACCGTAATAGGTCCCGCCAGGTTCTATACCTTTATCCTGAGATACCGCAACCATCTGCTTGATTGCCCCTTCTTTGTCTTTATGACAACCAACCACTTCGCCATCTTCTTTCACAACAGCCCATCCAGAGCAACTGTCGGCTTCAACGGTGATGAAATAAGGCATTAGTCTGTCCTCTGAATATCCAAGACACCTGCTACGAGACCATCGGGGTCAGACATACCGTAAAGTGCGTCACCCGGGAGTATTGTCAGCTGAATAGTCTCACCCGGGTCAATGTGGATACTGTTTAGCAAGGTCATGGTCTCGTTTCCCAAATGTATATACTCGTTTGAGCTTTTTGTCATGTTGTGAATCGTGACATCGTGAGGCATATTGTCTCTACCCACGATTACTGTGCGGGTCGTGTCCGATAACGTGATTTGACTATTCAGAATCGGCATTCTTCACCTCATCCTCGTATGGTTCCTCGGGGTCCTCGGGGTCCACCTGACTTACGGGCTGAAGTTGCGAGCTAGGCAAACCAGTGTGCTCGATAGCAGGCAATCCGAGTGCCTCCAGGACCTGCGCTGGGTTGAATCCAACCAGGACCAGTTGCTGTGCAGCCTCAACCTTGCTCTTGATAGCGGTGATGCCGGAATCGTCAAGGTCCACGTTGGCGAGAGGCACCCGGACCATCTCAGCCGATGGGTCGTCCATAGGTTTGAGGTCCTCCAACCTGCGGACATCGTTGATTGTCAGGAATCCTGCCTGTAGACCAGTCGAATACGCTGAGGTCCTAGCCGCAATGTCCGCACGAATGAGCCCGTCAAGGTTGAACTTGATGTATGCGTTCTCTCCACGCGGGGACCTAGCCAAAAGTGGGCTAATGCTTCCCTCAATCTTGGCGAGAATCGGGCGCAAACCGTGAGTCACCCAGGCAAGGTTGGTCTGCTCGACACTCGCATAGGATGTAGTCCCCGGTAAAGCAAGCAGGTTGGGTGGAATATTGAAGGCACGGGCGATATCCTCCACAGCCATGTGTCTGGCTTCCAAAGCTTGCGACTGAGCCGGGTCAATCTGGGTCGCTTTGAAGGTTGCCCCGCCGGACAGTACCCCAGTTTTGTGACCCTTACGCCATCCTTTATGGCGGTTATCGAATCCATTGACAAGATTTGAAGCTTGCTCTGCGGTCAGGTTGCCGGGGAACTCAATGATTCCGCTGAGGTTAGTGCCTTGCCCAAAGAATGAAGCCGCAAATTTTTCAAGACCCATAGCAAGCCCAAAGTTTTCTTTCAAAGCCTTCACCCTGGAGACACCGCGTAACTCACCAGGGCGAACAACGTCAGGAATCCAAATGATTGACTCTGAGTTGAGTGGTCTCCCCTCACCCTCAACGGTGAAAGTGACTTTGCCGACAGAGTTGCGTTTGATGTCCACGGTCAGCGGGTTCAGGACCGTCAGGTTCACTATCTCGCCACGCCGGTTCGAGAATACCCGGATGAAAGCGTTACCGTCTAACAGCAAGCTGACGATGAGCGAGTTGTAAAACGCTTCACGGGGCAGGTCTACATCTGGTTTCGTAACCCAGGCTGGTTTCGGGTCCAATTCCTCACGGTTGCCATCTACCCGAACATAACAGTTCAGGGGCAACGTGGATATTGTGTTAGCGATGAGGCTGACCGCCGAGAACACAGCATTGACTTGGAATACCGTATTGTCGTTGATATTTGTAGATGAGAGAGTACCGAGCGTGAGGTCGTCACCGCTACCCCACAAAGTCTGAAAGTCTATGGCTCTCTGCTCGAATAGCTTATTGAAAACCATTACTTACCCATCCCCATCGCGTATCCGATAATCAACAAGAATGCGCCACCTACGATTATCCCAGCTGGCAAAAATACGAGTGAAGTTCCCACAGTGATAGCAACTGCTCCACCGACTTGTAATGTTGAGGCCATGTTCCTATCCAAAGAATTCAGGTACTAGTGCTTCCATTCTACCGATAGTTGCCCGGTCTACGGCAATGACAGCCGCAACTGCGGCGTCAATCTTCCTGGGGCTGTCGCGCTTCTCTTTCACTATACGGGGTCCCACTGAGTCAATCTTGACAACCGCGTGGTCCAAGTGTCGCGCCAGGATGGGGTTTCCATCGTGTATGAGTCTTTTTTCAATAACGGCATCATAGAACTTGGTACACGCCGGGACCATACGGCGAGCACTCGTTGAGGGGTATTCGACAATCGGTAAACCGTAGTCCTCCAGGACCTGCATTGTGCGAGTCCACCGGTAGGGGTCACAAGCAATCTCCCTGACGTTGGGATGGTCCTTACAAAAGTCAATAATGGTCTGCTCTACCTCCCTGACATCCACCCGCCAATCCTCATCGTGAATCTCCAGGTCTTTTTCCCAAGACTTGACCATAAATACTCTTACCGGGTCATCCTCATCCTCTGGGATAACACACCCCACGATTACGGTGGCGTCACCGTTGAACGAACCATCGAATCCGAGAATGATTTGGTCGTCAGGCTTGACCTCAAACGATTCTTCCCGCTGGTCCCATGCGCCGTTTGGAAGCCAAGCTAACTGGCTAGACACCCACTGGTTACAGCGTTTCGTGCGGAACTCAGCTTCAGGGGTCCGGCGGACTGCAGAATGAAAGTCACTGGGAGCGTTCAGGTCAGCGTAGCCTGGGTTTGCCCGCCTCCAAGTTTCCTCATCCCGATGGTCCCCTTCATCCTCCCACCAAGCCATAAAGAATGTAGGGTCATCCACCTCGCCACGGGATATCTTCTGACCGTATTGGTACAAGTCATATGCGATTGAGTCCCGCCCGGTACTGTCAGTCTTGACACCGGCAGTCGTAATCGCGAGCATAGTTGCCATACCGCCACGGGAACCCTGCGCCAGAGACATAACGTCAAATAGGTCACGATTTGGTTGAGCGTGAAGCTCGTCAAACATTACGAACGTAGGGTTGAGTCCTTCTTTGGAGTAAGCCTCAGCCGAGAGCACGTTGTAGGCACTATTGTTCGCTTCACAGTAGATGGAGTTACGGTAAACCTTCATCATCTTGGATAGTTCCTCAGACTCACCCACTATGCGAGCCGCATCCTTGAACACGATGCGAGCCTGTCCCGTCTCTGCCGCTACGGAATACACCTCACCGCCTTCGGGTCCGGCGATAAGTGAATACAGCGCTAGAACCGAACCTAAGGCTGATTTGCCGTTCTTCCGGGGCATCCCGACTAGGTTGATTCTGTGCCGGAGCTGGTCTGTGTCATCGTGGGCGAATATGTGACGGATGAGGTCTTGTTGCCAGTCCCGCAGAATGAGTGGGCTACCGGACTTACCCGCAACTGAATCTTTGGTGATAATCCCATATTGTTGGGCGAACTCAATGGCTATGTCACCCTCACCGTTAGCAATATGTTCCTCGGGGACCGGGGTCAGCCATTTGGGGCTATGACTTGTGAAGCTCATTGCGTTTCCTGATGATTTCCTCAATCTTGGATGCCTTCTTGACCTCAGCGACACCCAACCGGGTCCTGTCGCTAGGCGTGAACCCAAGGAGAGACAAATTACGAACAATTTGGTTCGATACAGAATCCAGACGCCGAGCCATCCCCATATCGTCAGAGTTCATAACCTTGATTCGCAAGTTCCAGCGCTCATCTACTAGCTCGCAAGTCATAAGCAAGATTTCCATATCAGTCGTAGGCGATATCCATTGGATACCGGACCTCCAAACCTCATCCCATAATCTGCGACCAGGTTTCAACAGTGGGCGCGGTGGCTCAGGAATCCCCTCAGCCTGCGGCAGCAACTCCACCGCCATCGGGTCCGGCAACTTACGCTTACCAGGATTACCCGTCTTGCGCTTCAGCTCTACCGGCTTGGGCGGTCTACCCTTAGTCAAGGTTTTGGCTCCCTAGCGTAAGTAATGCTTTTCAGCCTAAGACTAGGCACTCCCCCAGCTTTGATTTTGATTGCAGCCAAGTCAGGGTATCTTGCGACAATTTCTGCCAGACGCTTTGCGTTGTCTGACTCGCGGTGAGCTAATTCCGTCATCATCCCGCCAGTAGACCATTTCTTCTGAACCCCAGCCAGCCATTCAAGTCTGACTATCGGACCTTCCATCAGGAATGAGCGTATGGTAGTTTCCCAATCCTCGCCAGAGCTGTATAGCGATGGTCTATCGTTACCTACTGTAGCGACATTACCCGCATAGTTGCCGAAGAACAAGCCGCAAGCGAAACGCAAGCCTACCGTTACCTCATCCCGCATATAGAACCCATTAGTGACCGGGTTCACCGCCCAAAGTTTGGAGCCATACTTTTCGGCAAACCTGAAACCAGTTTCCGCAATTTCGTCAAAGCTCCCATCGTAAGGCAAAAGCCCCACGCCATTCTTCTGAACTATCCCGGTGATGTCGTCATCCAGGTTTACCAGCGGAGTACCCTTGTCGTAATATTGCGAGCTATACCATCGCCTACATTTCAGCAAACCTAATTCCGCTACGACCAAATCTATACCCGGCGGCAACTCCCTGCGGTAATCCCGGTACTCCTGGTCGTTAGCAACGAACACCGTAATCAGTTTGGAGCTTGCTCCATACTTAGCGAGCGTGGCGAGCGTAGCGTTTACAATGAAATTGGGTCGGCTGTAGCTAGGGATAGCTACCTGATATCCCACGGCTATCCCTTCCAGTTGCCGAACTGAGTCTCGACTACTCCCCTAGGGATTTCCACATTATTGCTATCGGAGTAGTTCAGCTCCATAGTTCCCCTGTCCGGGTCAACACCTAACGCTACTATGCCGGGATACCTCTGTGCTAATGAAGAGAATGCGGCTAGGTGGACCGTTTCCCTTGCCCTGATTGCTTCATTCGCATCTTTTGCGCCGAGCCTATCCACCATGTCAGCGCTCATTCCGCCGGTTGTCGCTAGCTTAGTCCAGAGCGAGAGGTATTCTAGCCTGACGTTCGCCCCGTAAGTCAGAAAAGATTGAATACTTGTTTCCGCATCTTCGTCAAATGATTCCAGGTTGGGTCGGCTGTCGGACAAGAACATCGGGTCACTTGAATAGCAGCCTTGTAGTCCTCCTGCTATGAGCACGTTGCCTATTGTCGCAGTTTGGGACAAGTATTGGGGTCTAGCCTCAAGGGTGCCTCCCCAAAGTCTTGCGCCGACAGACTCACTGAGACGAAATCCTGTATTCGCTATGCTGTCGAACTCCCCATCGTATAACTCAAGTTTTTTGCCCGTGTTTCCCTGCGTTGACAATAATCTAAGCCCCCAGATATCGTCATCCATTCTTATGAGCCTTGTTCCTCGCCCGTACTTTTCCGAATACCAAGCGTGGAAGAACAACTGGCTTTGAACTAGCCCAGGCGCAGATACGACAACACGGTACTTGTTCCCAAGCACTCGTTGGTATTCTCTCAAATGCTCATCGTTGGGAACGAAAATTGTGATTAGCTCAGGGTCAACTGACAATAACTGGAGGGTCCGCAGAGTTGCGCGCTGGATGGTGTCCTGGCGACCATAGCTGGCGATAGCAATTTGATAATCCATAATTTCAGCTTTGGGTCGGAACCGGCTCCACAAGCGGTCCAAACTGAGCTTCAACCACCTCCCTAGGTATTGTAATGTTTCCCATATTTTTGTATTTGAAGCTACGCCTGGTTATTCCCGTAAACTTGCTATCCCCATTTTCCACAATTTTGACTAACCCTGGAAAATTGCCTTGGATTGTTTCAAATGCGGCACGATTAGTCATCTCTCGTATAGACCAAGCCTGTTTGATATCTTCAGCCAAGCCCTTGCCTATCTGCTCGCCACGGATTCCCCCTGGACTCCTGCGCCCAATCTTTTCTACCGGGCTGATGAAATTGAGGCGCACTACTTTCCCATATTTGACGAATGCCCTCAAGCTGGTTTCCGCATCTTCTTCCTGGGACTCAAGATATGTCCTGTCGCTTCCAACGTAGATTGAGTCTCCCGCATAAGCACCCTGGAACCGCCCCATAACAAGCAGGTTCCCCACGGTGACTGTGTTCGCCATATAGAACTCATTATTGCGAAAACTCATGCCCCAAAGTCTTGTACCGACAGATTCAGCAACCCCGTAACCTATCTTGGCTAATGAGTCGAGAGTGCCGTCAAATTTTGCGAGAGCAAATCCATTGACCTTGCTTTCGTCAGGGACAAGATACGAGAACGCGGCAATATCATCGTCAAACTGAATCAGTTTTTGATTTTCCCCGTACTTTTCTGCGAACCAGTTGTGGTAGAACTGGCGGCACCTAAACTGCCCGGGCGCAGATACGACAAGTCTCCATCCGTCTCCAAGCTCTGCCTTGTAATCAGATAGTTGCTCGCTGTTGGGAACGAATACCGTAATCTGGTCGCGGTCAACCTTCAAAGCCTCAAGGGTCGCAAGTGTCCTGTCCGCTATCAGCTCCTGCCGCCCATAAGTGTGAATAGCTACTTGATAATCCATTTATCCCTCCACCGTTTGCTGTTCAAGAATGTCCTCGACTACGAGCCGTGCCTTCTCTGCGCTCAACGCGGCAATAGTTTGCCTGCGGCTCAGCCCGGTCTCGCTCCATTCCTCTGGGTGGAGCAGTAGCTGTACCTTGTCTGCCGAAAATACGTCTAGCGGGTGCCCGTAATCCCAACGGTGGCGAGAGTCTGCGATATACCTAATTTCAGCGCTTGAGTAATCTTCCGTCAAGTCAAAAAATGAGGGACCGTATGCGTTTATCAAACTTTCACCATCTTGAGACGGGAAGTGGTCTCTGCGAATATTCAAGAAATGTCGCGTTGGTCTATGAATGCTGAATCGGTCAATCTTGGTCTCGGTCATCTGCTCCATAAGGTAGGTTTGCCGAGAGATTTGCTCCGTCATGTAATCTTCGGACTGCTCGGACATATCAGGGATGAGAACGTGGGCTCCAACGTGCGCCCCAAGGTCAACTATGTGCTGAAAGTTTTTCAGGTTTTTGATTGAAGCCAGGTTGTAGGATTCTGACGCCACCTGGAAGAAAAATGAAGATTCTGCCCCAATTTCGGAATCAAAATACGCAAGGGATAAAGCAGACTCAGTGCTGAACTCTATGTCGTGCCTAAGTATCGTGAAAGTCTGTCTATCTGGGGCATCCGTGAAGTCGCAAATCCTGTGTAAGTGCTTCTCAACGATGCTCGAATATTGGTTGTAGGTCCAGCTGTCCAAGTTTGTCTCCTATTTCAATTTTACCTTTTCAGCCATAACGTGCTCTCTGGCTGACCTGCGAGCTTTGGCTTGCCCCATTTCAAGAGCGTAGGTGTGACAATCCTTCATACCTTTTTTCGCGTAGAACACGATGGAATAACGGTAGCCATCTTTGGTCCTCGGCTTCATGGGTGTGACACCGTGAACGTACCGGAATCCATTGAACGATAACTGCCAACCATCCCGGCAGTTGATAGTCATAT